AGCGGCAAACCTCCAACGGGGCCGCCTCCGATCGGGATTCTCAGCGCCGGAAGCGGAAGCACCGTCCAGGATAGGGGGCCAGAATGCGAGCCGCGTTCTGCGCGAGAGGGCTCGAATCCCTCCGGTGCTCTCCCGTGAGGCTCTCCCGCCAGACGCGCCGCACGCTCACCGTCACGCTCGGCACCGTGCAGCTCGCCCTCCGCTCCGTCCTCGCGGTGCTCCTCGCCATCGACGCGTTCGACGTGGGCCTCGGCCTGGTCGCGATCGGCGTCGGGCTCACCTACTCCTGGCCGATGGCCTGCATCGTGGTGGGCACGGTCCTCCTGCTCATGGCGATCGTGCCGCAACGGAGGGCGTGATGGGCCTCGTGACGACCCTGCTCGAGCGCCGCGGCCTGGAACAGACCTTCGTCTCCAACCCCGCCGACTGGCTCGTCGCCATGTACGGCGGCCGCGCCAATTACTCAGGCGTCGCGGTCACGCCGATCACGGCGATGCAGTCGGCGGCCGTCTACGCCTGCGTGCGCGTGTCCAGCGACACGATGGGCTCGCTGCCGCTCAAGCTCGAGCGCCGCCTGCCAGATGGCGGCAGCGAGCCAGACCCCAATCATCCGCTCTACGAGATCCTGCACGACGCGGCCAATCCCGAGCAGACGGCCATGGAGTATCGGGGCATGGGCCAAGGGTCCCTCTGTCTCCGCGGCAACGCCTACTCGGAGATCATCCGCGACAACGGCGGCAACGTCCGCGCGCTCTGGCCGATCCACCCCGACCGCGTGCGCGTGGAGCGCCGCAGCAACGCGCTGGTGTACGTGCTCAGCGCCAACGCCACCGGGTTCTCCATCCCCGGGCGCCCGATCCGCTCGGACGAACGGGCGCTGCCATGGGAGCGCGTGCTCCATGTGCGCGGCCTGTCCAGCGACGGGGTCCTCGGGATCTCGCCGATCCAGTACGCGGCCGAGGCGATCGGGCTCTCCCTGGCCACGGAAGCCTATGGCGCGGCGTTCTTCGGGAGCGGCGCGAATCCGGGGGGCGTGATCGAGCGGCCGGTGGGCAAGCAATTGAATCCCACCACCATCCGCGCGCTCCGCGAGCAATGGGCCGAGCTCTACGGCGGGCTGAACAATGCCCACAAGCCGGCCGTGCTCGAGGACGGGATGACCTGGAAGCCGATCGGCATCCCGAACGACCACGCCCAGTTCCTCGCCACGCGCGAGTATCAGACCGGCGACATCGCCCGGATCTTCGGCATCCCGGGCGTGATGATCGGCCACGACGACAAGACGGCCACCTATGCCTCCGCCGAGCAGTTCTTCCTCTCGTTCGTCGTCCATCACGTGCTGCCATGGGCCGTCCGCTGGGAGCAGGCCATCTGGCTCAAGCTCCTGACGCCCGCCGAGCGCCGCACGCACTTCGTCCGGCACGTGATCGACGGCCTGCTCCGCGGCGACACCCTCACCCGCGCCCAGGCGCTCGAGATCCAGGCCCGCAACGGGGTCATCTCGCCCGACGAGTGGCGGCAATACGAGGGCCGGAACCCGCTCCCGGACGGGATGGGCAAGCAGCCCTTCATCCCGCTCAACATGTTGCCGCTTGACATGGCCGTCAAGGGGCCGGCCGCGAAGCCGCCGCCGGATCCCGCGGCGAGCGCCCAGCGTATCCACCCCGGCTTCCGGCTGCTCCTCACCGACGCCGCCGGGCGGGCGGTGCGCCGCGAGGTGGACGCGATCCGCAAGGAAGCGGTCAAGCTGGCCGCCGATCCGGCGGGCTGGCGGACCTGGGTCGCGCAGTTCTACGCCCGCCACGCGGCCTATATCTCGGAAGCCCTCCACGTCTCGCTGGAGACGGCGCGGATCTACAGCGACGACCACCGGGCGCAGCTCCTCGCGACCGGCCTGGAGGCCCTCGACGACTGGGAGCATCAGGCGCCGCTGAATCTCGTCGCCTTGGCGCTGGACGGGCTCTTGGAGCCCAAGGAAGGAGTGGCAGCATGACAATAAAGCCGCGCGTGAGCGGGCACTGCGCGGTCTGTGGGCGAGCGTTCTCCGTCGTTCCGAGTGCGGCAGCGCGTCGGAGATACTGTTCCAGGTCGTGCCTGGCTCGTGGTCGCCCTCGCCGGGCGCGGCATGAACGCGTGATCCTGACGTGCGTCAATTGCGGGGGGACATTCGGGCGGCTCAAGAGCCAGCTCGGCGGCGGGCGAGGGAAGTTCTGTAGTCGCCGATGCCTCGGACAGCACAGCGTCCTCCGCAAGCCGCGGGTCAGTAAGGCCGAAACTGTCTTCGGGGATGCGCTGACATCGGCTGGGCTGATCGTACTCAGACAGCATCGCCTCGGGCCGTGGACGGTCGACTTCTACGCCCCGGCGACGCGCCTCGTGATCGAGTTCGACGGCCACTACTGGCACTCCCTGCCAGCCATGAAGGCCCGCGACGAGCGTAAATCCGCGTGGCTGGCCGAACACGGCTATCGCCTCTGCATTGTCAAGGAGCCAAAGCACTACACGACCGCGCACCTTGAGGCCACGGCTGCGGTGCTCGCGAGCGTCTATCGTCCACAGGAGGAATCCGGCGATGCCACAGAACGCAGATCAGCAGCCTGACCGCGAGTTCCGGGCCTGCCAAGAGCTACGGATCGAGCGCGGGCCCGACGATCGGCCACGGCTCGTCGGCTACGCGGCGGTGTTCAACAGCCGCTCCCAGCTTCTGGCGGGACCATCCCAACAGGGATTTTCCGAAATCATACGTCCGGGCGCGTTCAAGCGATCCCTCGCCGCCGGCGCGGACGTTCGGGCCCTCGTGAACCATGACCCGAGCCTCATACTAGGGCGCCGAAAGGCTGGCACGCTCAAGGTCGAAGAGGACGAGCGGGGCCTCCGAGTTGAGATCATGCCGGGCGATACGCAAGTGGGACGGGACGCCGTCGAGAATGTTCGGCGCGGCGACATTGACGGCATGAGCTTCGGCTTCCTGACTCCTCGCGGTGGTGATCGCTGGAACGGCGAGGTGCCGCCTCTGCGGGAGCTGCTCGACGTGGACGTATTCGACGTGAGCATCGCTACCTACCCTGCGTATTTGAGGCCAGATGTCGCCGTTAGATCGCTGGAAATAGCCTTCCGGTCGCTTGAATGGGCCAAGATCGAAGGCCTGATAGCGCCGCCTACCACCCCCGGGGTCGTCCAGGAGGCCCTATCCGCCGCCGACATCGACCGTCGGCGTCGCCTCCGGCTGGCCGAGCTGGGCTGATGCTGACCCGGACCGTCACGCCGGCGGAACTCATGATACTCGCAGCGCAGTGGCAAGGCACTCCCCGGGCGCTGGCGAATTGGTTGGGGCCCGCCAACTGCCGCGTGCTCAGCGTGGCCCTCGAGGCCGAGCGTCGCGAGATCCGGATGCGGCTGCAAGAAGCGGCGGCTCAATCGCAGCGCCCCATCGGCTCCAAAGACTGCGCGCGAGCCTGACCTGATGGCCTCCCCGGGCGGGTATGCCTCCAAGGCGGTGCAGGCTGCACGCGCCGACAAGGTCAAGCGGCTCTATCAAGAAGGCGTGACGTGCACGGTCATCGCGGAACGGCTCGGGATGTCCGTCAGCACGGTCACGGATACGGCGACCAAGCTTGGCTTGCGTCGCCCGCTCGACCGGCGCCCGAAAAAAGCCTGTTGACTTTCCAGCGCGCCGCTTCGTAGGGTGCGCATCGTAGTGATGCACTGATTCGCAGCACGGCAGCGACGGCCGCGGGCTCCGATGAGACCCGAGTCGTCGCCGTAGACGCAAGCCCGCACTCCTAAGAGGGCGAGAGGCGTCCTGAGCGCCAGAACTTTCGGCGCCGGGAGGCCTCTCGCCCTTTCTGCGTGTCCTCCTCCCGGCCCTCAAACACCGGAGAGGAGCCACGATGGCGACGATTGCGGAGAAGCAGCACGAGCGCGGGCAAAAGATCGAGCAGGCGCGGGCCATTCAGAGCAAGGCCGACGCCGAGTCACGGAAGATGTCGACCGACGAAGGCGTCGAGTTCGACCGCCTCATGGAGGCGGCCGAGCAGGACGGCATCCAGATTCGGCGCGAGCAGAAGCTGGCCGAGCTCGAGACGGACCTGCGCAGGGTCAACGAGCCGGCCCAGCGGCCAGAACCAGGGGAGCCAGGCTCCTACCGAGCGGTCCAGAATCCCCGCGCGACGCCCGCGTACCGGCAGATCTTCCGCCAGTACCTCCTCGACGGCCCCGCCGCGATCCACGTCATGCCGCACGAGCAGCGCGCCACGCTCCAGATGGACGTCTACACCAAGGGTGGCGCGCTGGTCGCCCCCGAGGAGTTCGTCAACGATCTGATCAAGGCCGTCGACGATCGCGTGTTCATCCGACAGCTCGCGACCAAGTACACGGTCACCTCGGCCGCCGCGCTCGGCGTGCCGACCCTCGACGCTGATCCCGCCGACGCCGACTGGACGACCGAGCTGGCGACCGGCAACGAGACGGACATGACCTTCGGCAAGCGCGAGCTGCGGCCCCATCCGCTGGCCAAGCGCATCAAGGTCTCCAACAAGCTCATGCGGGCCGCCGCGATGTCGCCCGAGACCCTGGTTCGGGACCGCCTGGCGTACAAGTTCGCGGTGACGCAGGAAAAGGCCTTCCTGACCGGCACCGGCGTGCAGCAGCCGCTCGGCGTCTTCACCGCCTCGGCCGACGGCATCCCGACCACCCAGGACGTGAGCACGGGCAACACCGGGACCGCGATCGGCGCCGACGGGCTGATCGAGGCCAAGTACTTCCTCAAGGCCGCGTACTGGCCGAAGGCCGAGTGGATCTTCTCGCGCGCCGCGGCCAAGAACATCCGCAAGCTGAAGGACGGCAACGGGAACTACATGTGGGCGCCCGGCCTCACCGGCGGCACGCCCGACACCATCCTCGACATGCCGTACCACGTCTCGGAGTTCGCCCCGTCGACCTTCACGACCGGGCTCTACGTCGGGATCCTGGGCGACTTCTCGAACTACTGGATCGTGGACGCGCTGGACACCACGATCCAGCGCCTCGTCGAGCTCTACGCCGAGACCAACCAGACCGGCTTCATCGGTCGCGCCGAAGTCGATGCCCAGCCCGTGCTCGCGGAAGCGTTCGTCCGCGTGAAGTTGGGCTAAAGAGGAGGCCCCCATGCCCTACGACCTGATCAACGCCATCAAGGTCGTCCGCCTCAAGGCGGACGGCACGAACTACAACTCGGCGGCGGGCACCACCTCCGCCACGAGCGAGTCGGTGGACACGGCCGGCTACGACGGCGTCCAGTTCGAAGTCGGCTTCGGCGCCATCGTCACGGCGGGCGTGCAGTCGGTCAAGGTCCAGCAGTCCGCCGCCGCGAACACGGGTCAGGCGGACCTCGCCGGCACCTCCCAGACGGTGGCCGATTCCGACGATTTCAAGGTGGTCCGGGCCTGCATCTACCGCCCGACCAAGCGCTACCTGAACGTCGTGATCTCCAAGGCGACGCAGAACTCCACGGTCGACTACGTCATCGCGATCCTCTTCGCCAAGGTGGGCAAGATCCCGATCACGCAGGACCCGACGATCCAGGGCACCCCGGAGATCTTCGCGTCCCCCGCCGAAGGGACCGCGTAGGAGTCGCCAATGCCCGACGCAACGTATCAGACCGGCGTCTACCGCCAGCAGGGCAGCAACACCCTCGTCATCGGGACCGGCGGCAACGTCGTCTTCGACGAGGGCGGCATCCTGCCGCGCACCCTCCGCACGCGACTGGCCATTGGCACGGTCAACTCGGGGGCCACGCTCCTCGCCGCCGTCGTGGGCAAGGCCTATCGCGTCCACGACGTCGCCATGATCGCGGTCGGGGGCGCGGCGACCACGGGGACGACCATCGACATCCTCGGCACCCAGGCCGCGGCGGGGGTCAAGCTCTGCGCCTTCGGCCAGGCGGCGCTCACGCAGAGCGCCCTCGTGCGCGCGGGCAGCGCGGGCGGCGTGCTGCTGGCCGACGGGGCCTCGTTCGCGGCCTGTGACGCCAACACCGCCATCACGATCGGCAAGACGGGCTCGAGCTTCACCGTCGTCGTGTCGATCGACGTGCTCCTCACCTACACGCTGGAGTAAACGCGGGCGCATGTACGCGACACGCGAAGTCGTCACGATCGTCACGGACGGGGCGGGCGCCGGCACCGGCTACACCGGCGTCGTGTCCGGCGCGGTGATCCAGATCCGCTACGTGAAGACCGACTACGACGCCGGCGTCGGCTTCACGATCACGGCCGAGGCGACCGGCGAAACCATCTGGACCGAGGCCGCCGTCAACGCCTCGGCCACGCGCGCACCCCGGCAGCCGGTGCACAGCACGGCGGGGGCCGCCGCGCTCTACGCCGCAGGAGGAACCGCCGTGACCGATCACCTCTACCTCGCGAATGACCGCGTCAAGATCGTCGTCGCCGCCGGCGGGGCCGCCCATACGGGCGCGTTCCACGTGGTGATGGGATGAAGATCC